GATCCCTACCTGGTTGAATTGATGCATCTCTCACAGATGTATTATTAGATGTATTATTATTCTTTATTGCCCCTCCAAAACTTCTTTTAAGGGCACCTGGATTATTCTTTTCAATTTCAGCAGCTTGCCTATTCGTCTCAGCCTCTGCTGCTTGCTTGGCAGCCCATTTATCTTTAAGACTAACACGTTCTTGTAAATTCTGATGAACTTTAGCATAGGCTTCGTTCATTTCCTTTGCTTGTTTTGAAGTAATTCTAGCCATTGCTTTAGTAATAAATTTATTGTTCTGAAGTATTTTCAGTTTCTGGAGGAGTATTCTCAAGATTTACACCATCTGGTGTCTCTAATGCAGGTTCTTCTTTAGGTGCATATACTTTGTTATATGCGTCCATCATTTTCCTTGCATCTTGCGGAGTGATTCCCATAGTAAAATTCCTTATATAGATTTATTTATTACGCAACCAATTCTATAAATTCACCAAGTATTTTTTTATTCATTTTTTTGTTCTTTAAACTCTTAATAAATGCTCTCTTTATCTGCACTTTTGTTGCATCCTCATTTACATTAAACTCATCATCAGATGATAATGCAGATGATAATAATCCAAACCAACTATCATAAGATGAATTTTTAATTGCAAATGATTTATTCTTTTTCCAGTCTGACATTAACTTATTATTCAAATCAGTACCATATCCAGAATATCTACGAATAAATTGTCCAGCATCCCTACTTGAAAGTAAACGAATTCCAATAAGATTCATATCAGGAAAATTGTCTTTTAAATTTTGTATTAAAACATCAGTCTGTTCATACCATTCTTTATCCATAGAATAAGTATTTCCAGTCTTTCTATCACGTAAGAAAGTGTTTCTTGAAGTATAAACTGTTCCTAGATATGGATCTTCCTCCCAAGGACGTTGAACTTCTTTATTAATTCTCATTGGTTGTGCTTCACCATCAGTTAATATAACACATTGTACTTTTTGTAAATTATGTTGCTTTTTAAATTTTGGTAGAATTTGATGCAAACATACTATTGCCTCATTCAATGGTGTTCCAGATAATCTCATTTCTTGAGGAGCACTATAATTTGTACGAGTGTTATAATCCATAGCACAAACAACTCTGAATATATCTTTCATCTGACTTTCAAGTTCTTTAGATCTGGTGCTACTTGTAAATAAGTGCATAAGAGAAAACCAATCTGGAAGATCCGCTTTATTCTTTTCTTTCTTATAGACTGGACATCTTTCTCCAGTTTCAGTCATATTACCATAAGGAAACTCATTAGTAAAAGCATATACATCAAAAGGTATTTGAACTTTCTTACAGAACCATAATAGATTATAAAGTTGCTTAAGAGTATCTAATAATACCTGATGCATTGAACCAGACCAATCTAAAAGAAATACCAATCCATGATTCTTACCATCAGGAATTATACTTACCTTTTTGAAAAGATCTTCATTAAATTTGTAGGTATGAAGTTTTGCTGTATCAAGAACACCTGTTCTAGCAGTAGTAGCACGAGCATATGCACCAGCAGATTTTTTCATCTCAAATTCTTTTACAAGATAATTAACTTCTTTTTGTGCTGATTTTTTAAATTTGAAAAATTCACTATCAACACTCTCAAAAATTTCATCCATAGTTTTTATAAGATGTGGATTTTCTTGATAAAAATGATGATTTCTATAAGCTTCTTCTGTACTCTTCCATTCCTCTTGACAACGATTGTATATAAAATCATTTGGAACTATTAATCTATCTAAGTAGACTTCTGGTAATTCAAAATAAGTACTATCAGCACCTGTATTACTTACCAAATTCTTTAATGCTTCATCAAGTGATTTTGCAGTCTCAACTTCTGGTTCCTCATCAATACTTTCTTCTCCACCACTATTACCACCAGTCATATCTTCAAAATCTTCTAATACAGGTCCATTATCTGCAGATTTTGGTTGATAATCCATATCAACTTCTTCAGTTTCTTCCTCGTCACTATCGATAGTAGTATCACCTGCTTCTATAGAACCTTCATTCTCACCAGTACCTTCTACAGGAGCAATTGTTTCTTGCTCTTCCATTTGCTGCTTACAATAGTTGTATAATTCTTCAGCAACATCAAGAACTTCTTCAAATGTTTCACAACTATCTACTTTATTCACATATATCATTTCCTCGATACTAAAATCAATATCAACAAAGTTACCAATCTTGAAATATAGATTAATACGATCTGCCAAATTCATCTCTTCAAGATCCTTGCCTTGAACATCAAAGAAATCATTATCACTTAACTCATTATAAGCATTAAAGAAAGTTTTTGCTAAACCAGGATATCTACGCTTTATTAACTTTTCAATTCTTACGTCTTCTACAATATTAACAAACTGTTGTGATATCTTACGTTCTAGAAACCATTCAGTATCAGGTGTATAAAGAGCGTGTCCAACCTCATGTCCGACAAGCATATCATATACATTATTACTTGCCCTATCCCATAAAGGAAGAGTTAGAACTCTTGTATGAACATTAAACTCAGCAGTTTCTACTTTCTTATTCTCTACTATGAGATCTTCAGTAGCGAGAAGTTTGGCAAGTTGTGATTTGATTTCGTGGCGAACAGGCATCGTTTGTTTCTCTTGATGTACCCATTATACGAAGAAACCCTCCGCTTGGGAGGGTTGAGTAGACACTTTATCAACTGTCTACGCCTTTCTCTTGCAGAGCGTAGAGCTTGTGGTTTAAGAGTTCGCTTTCGCTCCTTCTTAGAATGATGTTGCCAATTTGGAGTATTCACTGTAGTCCAGCACCTATATTAGATAATACACTACCTATTGCTTTTTTACCAGCACCCTTAATGTTTTCTCCACGTTTCTCACCAACTTTTTTAACCTTTTCTATAGAAAGATTACCTTTACTCAAATCCCTTAAACCACCTTTAACAGATTTACTATTTAAAAATTGATTAATACCACCCTTAACTGCACCCTTTATGAGTTCATTAACATCTTCTTGAAACTGTTGAAATGTTTTCATTATGCGTTCTCATTTACAGCAACAACGTCCCATCCAGCAGTAGTTTTCTTCTTCCAGATGAAATCTTCTTCCTTCGCTTTCGCTTGTGAGGTATAAGTCTTTCTATTAGCAAAGGTTTCAGTCCAACACTTATCGCCCTTATAATAAACAGTACCTACAGCAGCAGAACCGAGAAGACTAGTTTTTTTAATATGCCAAGCCATTGTTAAAAGGTTTTTAGGTATTTATTAAACTACCATCCGTGAAAAACCCTTAACCTTTTCAAATCTAATCACACTATTAAATTTGTCGTGAAGATCTGCTTTATGAGATATAACAAATACATTCGCATCCTTGATCACAAAACGAATAATCTTAAGGAACTCATCTGTCCCAAATCCATCAAGAGAACTGTCAAAAATCTCATCCATAATTAATAGGTTAGTATTCACAGAGTTTTTAACTCTGGCAACTTCTCTCCAAGTGAATAAAAGTGCAAGGTCAATTCTCATCTTCTCTCCTTCAGAAAAAGAAGCATAAGAAAACTTCTCATGAATTGGAGATTCTATAGATTCACTAAACTCTTCATCAAGTCTGAAATTGATATAGAAATCCATCATCTGCAAGAAACGATTTACTTGCTGATTGATAAGAGGAAGGTACTTCTTAATTATTTTTGTCTTTACTCCATCATCCTTTAACAGAGAATATGCGAAGTCATGATACATAACTTCTTCTTTCTTATCTGCTAATTTTTTAAATACTTCTTGGAGATTTTGATTAAACTCTGCTAACTTTTCTTGCTCAGTATTTCTGTTTGCATGTTGATCGGTAAGTCTCTGAATTTCCGATTCCAAATCCCTGACCTGTCGGTTACATCCAGAGATGAGAGTATGATTCTTAGAAATGCCATTATTGAGTTCAGTAATCTCCTTTGTTAGTTTTGTAAATTGATGCTCTCTTTCCTCTTCTTTTTGAATTGCGTCTTCCAGTTCCCTGTAACCAGTTTGCAACTCCTTTGCTTTAGTTTGAGCATCAGTAATTCTATTTACACGGAACTCCTCTTCTATATTCTGAGTGCAAGTAGGACATACCGTATGCTCTGTGAAAAACTTATGTTCTTTGGTAAGGGTTGCTACTTTATTAGACATTTTACCCTTAAGTGTGTTTAGTTTCTTTAACTTACCTTTCGCACCTGTTACATTTTCTTGCTCTCTTGTTAGATCAACAACATCATCTGATAACTGCTCATTTTGCATAACATAATCTTCTGCCTCACACAAAAGAGTATCAATCTTAGATCTCTTCTCATCTATTATTTGCTTACCTTGACTCTCTAACTCATTAATAAAGTTAGTTTGCATCTCAACTTTATCTTTTATATTCTCCTTACTTAGATCTAAGGTTTTGATCTCATCCTTCTGCCCTTTAATCTTATCCTTTATCAAGCTATTCATAGCAGAGAATATACGAATATCTAATAGATCCTCAATAACATCTCTACGATTTGATCCTGATAGTTGCATAAAAGGAACAAAGTTAGTGCTACCTAATATAACGATCTGAGTGAATGATTTATAATTTACCTTAAGGATATTCTCCTCAAGCATCTTCTGCATTACACGATCATCTGCCTCCTTATGCATAGGAGTTCCATCAACAACAATCTCAAATAAATTTGGTTTTATTCCTCTTCTTACTTTATATTGTTTAGAATTAATTTCAAAATCAACCTCAACAAGACAATCCTTTTCATTTGTACTATTTGCCAACTGTCCTTTATTAATCTTACGAAAAGGTTTATTAAACAAACTAAAGGTAAGAGCATCAAGAACTGTTGACTTTCCAGTACCATTAGTACCAATAATCAAATTAGTAGCATTCTGTTGAAAATCAACCTCAGTAAACTGATTACCTGTACTTAGGAAATTTCTCCATCTAATCTTCTGAAATGTTATCATTTAATTCATCATTATATTTTAAAGGAACAACAATATCGTTTGGTGTGATGACACTATACTTATAATTATACCTCCTACAGGTATTAATTGCAAGCATATCATCAACCTCTATAACATCCATTGGTCGTTCTTCATCCTGTTCTAACAACATCATAGCATACCTTTCGGCATCATCATGTTTTTGAAATAAAAAAAGAACTTTATCCCCATACCTATTCTCAACAGCATAAGCACCATCAGTTTGTTGATCTTTTAAAGTAAGGAGGAACATTACTCAACCTCACAAGCCTCTGCGTAAATTTTTTGCAATATACCCTTGATAATAGTTTTATCACACTCAAAATCAGAATCATCAATATACCGATTCAAAGTGCTCATCGTATTCTCATCTTCTTCTGCTACAAAGTCTTCACTCTCATTTAGAACATAGTTCTCTATAATCTTTAATTCTAATATTCCAGTAGAGTATAATTTATCTATAAATTTTTCAAACTGTTTTTGGTCGGTTTTCTTCCTTACAATTAATTTTACAATTTTATTTTTTAACTCTTTGGTATTAAATAACTTATAATTATGATCCTCATAATAGATTTTATAAAACAATCTATATGGATTATTGATTGGTGTTTGTTCTAATGTTTCAGTATCAAAGATAGTAAATCCCCTATGATCTTCACAATCATTCCAGAACATCTCATAAGGATTACCAAGATAGTAAATGTTACCAACATTAGATCTTGTATGATAATGACCAGAATAAACCTTCTTGAACTTCTTAAAAGGATCTATATCCATACCATGATCCATTACATGACCAGCAGTAGCAACAAATCCATTCAACTCAAGATGCCCCATAGCAATAGGTGCTTGTGATGCTTTGATCAATCCAAGACTTGCTTCCTTATTCTCTTCATTAATCCAAGGCACAAGAAGAATATTACACCCACCCACTTCAATAGAAGTTGTTTCTGAATAGGTTGTTATATTAGTATATTCTTTTAATAACAGATCTATAGTATTAACTTCATTCGTATCTTTATAATATGCAGTATGATTACCAACTATACTATGAAGTGTGATTCCCATTTCTTGGAGCCTATCAAAATAAGTCTCCTTTGCCCAATCAATAGACCATAAATCTATAGATCTACGATTATCGAAAGTATCACCCATGTCGATGACAGTATCGATTTTGTGTTCTTCCAAGTATGGGAAAAAAACATTATCGTAAAACTTTTTGAAATACTCATGTAATGATTTAGATCCCTTACGAGCACCAAAGTGCTGATCTGTTATTATCGCTATCTTCATCTATTACCAGACTTATACTGAATATTGTCTTTAATAGTATTGTAATCAGAACTTGAAGCAGTAAGTGCTCCATCATCAACCATCATTACTTCATCATATCCAGTCTTCTCGATTATCTTTGTCTTAATTTCAAGTTGCTTTTTCTCTTTCTGAATTCTTCTTAAGAAAGCATAATGAATGATCTGAGTAAAATAAGCAAATGGATTTTTAGACTTATTAGGATCAAAGTTATGAATGTACTGTACACAGTTCTCTATACCATCAGAAATCATATCATCCCTGAACATATAGTTTACAAAGTTTGGTTTGTATGAAAGGTGTGTAGCAATCTTTAAAAAGCACTCTCCAAGATAATTACTAATTCTTGGTTTAGGTAAATCCTTTGTCTTTGCTACAGCTACTTGAGCACGATAATCTATTAACGCTGCTAACAATTCCTTATTATTTACGTAATGCTCTGATTTCTTTTTTGGCATAGCATTAGTATTCCCTATCTAATTGTTTGTATTATAACATTATTTACCAAACTTGACAAGGTAACAAAATATTAGTAAAATACCTTTGTTAAGGTTGGAAGAGATAGTTCTAGTTTTCTATATTAATTCTATATATTTTTTCTAAATTAGATCTAGCTTCTTCTACAGTAGATATAAGTCCCATAGTATCATTTAATTTTACTCTTCCATCTATTTCAATATCTACTTCATCATTATTGATATATCTTTCATAGAAGTGAATTATTTGTTTATCATTAACTTCTGTCATTGTAATAATTTTATCAAATTTAATTAAAAATATATCTTCATCAGGTAATTCTAACCAAGGTTTTACCTTTACATATTGACCATTACCATGAGATAACATTTTCATAATAACTGGACTTTGAAGCATTATAATAGGATCGCCATCATTGTCATCAACAGAAATCAATGCAAATATTTCTTCTCCCGATATTAATTTTATAACTCCGTGAAATTCTTGTTCCATTAATTTTTTATAGGTATATTTACAATATCATAATTAAAATTCTCTTCATTATAAATTTTAATTCTTTCGATTAAATGATTTAATGTATAATTCTTTTTAGACTTTGTACTGATATCATCGGCAATATCATATAAAGTTGCTTTTACTTTTCCATTTCCTTTTCTTAAGACCCTGCCGATGGACTGGAGATTCCTAATCCTTGATTTGGAGGGACTGGCGAATATAATGTTGTGCAACCGTTTAATGTTAATACCAGTACTGAAAGTACCATAAGACGCAATGATAATTGCATTATCCTCCTGTTCAGTTATTTCACGAACTTTTTCTCTATCTTCAGTAGCTACACCACCATGAATAAAGAAAACATTTCGTTCTTCTATAGTATTATTATTTATCATCTCATAAAGAGGTTCCCCATGTGCTTCTACTCTTGCATAAAGTATTAAAGTATTACCTTTTAAATCAAGAGCAAGATTTCTAATAAATTTATTTCTTCTTTCATGATTAATAATATATTGAACTTCATCCTCAAAACATTCAAATTTATTCGGTGGGTGTTTCAATAGAAGCACATTGATATCCAGTTTAGCAAGATGCCCTTTCTTCATTAACTCGTCAGTTTTAATGATCTTATAGGAAGGTCCAAACAATCCCTCAAGAACTAATTTATTAGTTTCAGATCCATCAAGAGTTCCTGTAAATCCAAAACGATACTTAGCATCTGCCAATTTAGTCATAATAGCAACAAGAGATTTTGATTTAAATTGATGTGCTTCATCACCAACCACTACATCAAATCGTTCAAAGTAACTTCTAGGAAGTTTATATATTGATTGCCAAGTAGTAATAATAACTTGAGAATCAGTTTCTCTTTCTCTACCAGCATAGATCTTATGACAGTAGGATCCTACATCCCAACCATAATCAGCAAAGTCTTTATACATCTGCTCTACAAGGGATGTTGTAGGCACTACAATCAGTGTATTCTTCTTATTCTCAACAAAGTACCTAATGATGGCATATATCATCAACGACTTACCAGAAGCAGTTGGAGATACGAGTAACTTTCGATTATTTCTAAGAGCATCATATACACCATCAATCTGATAATCTCTAGGTTTATGCTTAGAGATAGCAGTCATATAATCCTTTACACCTTCCTTAGAGATCCTATCATTAACCTCAAACGGAAGACCATAATACTTACTCTCTACAAACTCGTAGGTATATCCATGATCCTTACAGAACTGAACTATTCTATCTAATAACCCAATATAAACTTCACCACTCTGAGTATTGAATAACCTTATCTTTCCGTCCCAATATTTCTTCTGATACGTGGGCATAAACTTTGCACCAGGTACCTCAAAGGTGAATTGATCCGCAAGTTCATAATACACATGCGGTTCCGATTCTACTTTTAAGTAGACTTCATTCTTCTTTGATATAATCAAATGACTCATAATCCTATACCAATGTAGGATTATTTAGAGACTTATTTTATATCTTTTTTTATCCGACTTCTTTTCTGCTGCTTTCTTATCTTAGCACCTTGTCTCAATTTTCCTAATGATGGTTTTTTACTTTGATCTCCTGTAGGATCTAACTTATTATCAAATTTCGCATTACCTGTAAGATCTTTATTATAAACATCCTTCATAGGTTTAGGATCATTTTTGGTTCCTAATAAATCCTTAAGAATCTTTTCGCCTCCTTTAGCAGTAGCATATGCTCCTCCAATTTTTAGAAGAGTTTTTACTCCTGCACCTACTAGAGGAGCAGCAATGGCAGCTTCTTGAAATTGTTTAAATGATTTCATTTATCCAACAATAGTATCAAACCAATCTTGACTCATACCTGAGATGATCTTATCTGCTGAAGCAGCATCAGTTGCATATTGCTCGGATATAAGATACTCCACAACCTTCTCATAGTTCTCGTGGATTACTTTACTTTCTCTTGGAGTAGGTTTCATTGTCTAATATTAGATCTACTCATATATTTATAATCTACATACCTGCTTGGAACTTATTCCACTCAATTGCATTCTTAATTTGAAATGTTCTGTTAGAAACATTTTTAATAATTTCTTCTAAGAACTTTAATGTAGTATCATAATATCTTATTTTAAGATCTATTTTTGACATCTTCTCATCTGCTTCCATATGCCTCTGTATAGCATCCTTCTCTCTTACTTTATATGCAAAGGGTTCTTCAACATATACTTCTGCTGGTGCTTTACCAGTATAGTAATTATATCTTTCTAATCTTGTTTTATTATATTGTTCTCTTGCTTTTTCACGCAACAAAGTAATGGTATTATAAACTGTATAATACTTTGAGTGTAATTGTGGAATTTTTAAAGATTCATCATGTAGATTATCAGGATCAATGAAAGAATCTTTCTCCCACATCTCCTGAATTTTTTCAAGATTCATATCATAATCGGGTTCTACCGTCTGCTGCTACTATATTATACACCAAATATTTAAAAGTTACTTGTGCTGTAAAGTATTGGATATCCGTAACTCCAGTATCAAACTCCAAAGAAGTTAATGCTGTTGGGAATAAATCTTTAAATTTTACAATAGCATTTGTTCTAAAATTACTATTTTGTATTGATAAACTACCATCACTATACTGTTGATTCATATCAATAGTAGTATCTGGTTTAGTGACTTCATCCTTAAAATCTTTAGTAGATTCTGGAAACCCAAGACCAGTCATCCAATTATGAATTGCCATATAATTCTTTAAATCTTCATCAACTAAGAATCTAATTATTAAATCATCATACTCAAGTTTGTCACCAGGAACATCAATATCCTTTAGGTATGATGGTTGAATATTAGTAGGGAAAAGAATCTCAGGAATACTAGCACTACTACAAAAAAACGAAACCTTTGGTACTTTTGTAATATTGAATAGAAAAGCTGCAGGAGATAGAAAATTCCTGTTAGTTATCTGATTAGCGAATGCTGTTGCCATTACTCTTCATCTTTTACTAAAATCCCACCACTATCTACATGATGTCCTTTAGGAATTGGTTTACAACACTTATCTGTGTTGCAAAAATATTCTTTTGGAGAACAACGTTTTGATGCTGCTTCTTCTATAAATCTATCAAATTCTTTAGTCATTCAAAATCTGCTCATACCATTGTTCACTCATACCCATGATGATGTTACCTGCCATGTCAGTGTTCTCAGCATACCCTTCACGAATTAGATATTCTGTAATCTTTTTCGTGCGTTCATGTGCTTCTTTTAAGTCTTTAGGTGTAAAAGGTTTCATGTTCTTACTACAGTCGTATTTGTATTTAGTTACTCCTTTACCCAACTGGCAAAGTTAAATCCACCATTAGTTCCATCAGTATTTACTAATACTGCTTCAACCTTTGCCTTGGATGTCCATTTCTGTCTCTTTGAATAATCATCACTCCAATTTACACCATCAACAAAGTAAATGTCATTGTTAGTTAAAGATGCTTTCTTTTTAATATGATAGTATGCCATTAGTTAACACAGGTCTCCTTGAATATATTTAGACAAAAAAAAGGAGGTGTGAACCCCCTCTCTTTTTATCTTAACCAAGGAACCTACGATAGGTTCTTGATCCTCCATCATCAACATCCGCTTCCATATCACCATGCTCGAATGATAAGAAAGTATCTGGATGAGTAAAATGAATTAAACCATCGTCTCTTTCTATTATTCTATCAAGAGATAAACACTCCATAGCATAGAATATATCCATTCTTTTCTCATTACTTAACTTAGCAACATTCGTATCGAAATACATGTTGAATTGTTTAGTAAGAGTTGTCGGATCCTTTTCATTCTCACATTCAGAATTTAGTAAATCAAAGAAATTTCTACATTCTTCAGTGTAACCAAAACGATTACATAGAGTGATAAATGAACCAACGGTTTTTCTTTGGAGAGAGTATCTTTCCATTACAAATTCAAAATCACCAGTCATCTTGATGGCATTTTGAATTAGTTTAACCCATTCCTCATAATTGGAAATAGCATTTTGCATGGAGAGTCTTTGTACTCTTCTTCTTTTTAAAAGATCGCCAAGAATAGAAACTTCAAGTTGAGTAGCATCGCTATGCTTCCTTTGAATTTCATCAATAGGATTCCTCTTCTTGTTAGTGGCAGTTTTAGAGAATGTATCTCTAGCAACACCAGTAACAATTACAACTTTAAAGGATCTTGACTCATCCTTTACTTTAACTATAGCAGAAAGTCTGTGTTGTCCTTCTGTTAAGTTACCTTCTACATTAAAGGTAATTGGTTGTCCATCTAGCAGCCAATTGTCATTTTCAATACTCTTGAAAATTTTATTTACTTGTGT